TGGATAATACTTTCTCAATGTAGGAGATAGATTTTTAATCTTTCTAGTTTTCCAACTCTCCCGTGTCGGGCCCTGTCGGATAACTTGACATACTGTATTGGGGAATCTCTTATCCTTGACTCTATTGAATACAACAAAAGAAACTGCAAGTACGCCTGCAATTCCCTGTCCTCTTGCCTCATGATACATGTTCATTGCAAGACACTCTGCCGATGGTTCCGTTTCTGGAACCTCGGCTTGTACTGGTGTGATCATAAGAACACCAGCAAACAGACCTTCTAGTAATCCCATTTAGAAATTGACCTTTCTAATTGTGAGGGGTGCAGTCCACTCCTCGGCGGTTAGAGCAAAGACTCCATTCAATTCTTTGTAATACTCTTTACAATACTCAATGTCTACATGAGACATAGGTTTGTAGTTGTCTAACACAAAGTTAGCAACTTCTTTGAAATCTGATGCACCTTCAATCACGGCAACATCTACCAACTCTTCCATGTCCATCATGAAATTTTTCATCTTACTCATTATGCAACTCCTTTATACACATTACTTAACTCTTCAAACATTCGGTCACGAACCGCAGTATCAGTGGCTTCTTCAAACCTTTTATCTTTACCAAGGGCAGTTAACTTATTAATAACCCACTCGACATTACACTCACCTAAAACGGCACTCATGAAAATAATATAAACTCTATCATTACCTTTTTCCGAAAACATTGCAAAATCTTTATTCATAGTATATCTTTCTTTGTTGTGAACTCTCATTATATTAATACTATACACCATCTAAATGCATTTGTCAACAAAAATCGACATAAGAATTGCATTTAATATTATAGTGTGACAAAAATATCACTATGCCATCTCCATCATATCTTCACGATCTGCAAGACCATCTTCTTCACACATTCTCACGAACAATCCCAACTGGCGCCCAAACGCATCAATTTCCCAAGGAAAGTCATAGTAATTCATATTTGAAATATCAACTTTCTTCTTCATGAACCTAACTACATTAGGATCAACATATTCGTACATTTCACCAGAAATCCACTGTTTGACATGTACCATTTCATGGGCTAGGTTGATTAATATATTTCTAAGTGATACACTAGAGTCGAGCTCGATAGTGTAAGAACGTGGGGTAGATTTTGATTCCCATTCATCCCAGATGCAAGAACCTTCCATCCCTTCTTTATCAGTCAAATTTCTTACTAATTTGATATCGATGTATAAGGTATTTAACAACCTTTTACCTATCAATCTCTCTGCATAACTCCATGCAGCAGAATCGACTAGTTTCCTAGTCGATTTGCAAGAACCTGTGATATTGAGGATCATTTAAGCTACCCAACCTATTGATATATTCATTCTTTTATCCTCTTTGTTAATTCTCATTATATTAATAGAATAACACATAGAATAAGATAAGTCAAGCGAAATCGTACTCACTAAGTCATTGATTTTAAACAAAATCTAAAAAAAATTTAGTTATCTAGAATGTAATCTTCTGCTGGACTACCACAAACAGGACAATCTTGGTCTGGTGCAGTCTCCGATTCGTGGACATGACCACAATCTGGACATATCCACTTACTTCTCATACTTGGACTCTTAACCATTTGCGGGCCCTTTCATTTGTGGGTACGTTTCATGTTCAATTAACATAAAATCATCATCCCAATCGAACGCCTCTTTTACTACATTCTCAGACAAACCCTTATACATACGATGTAGAATTTTATCTTTTGCAGCAATAAGAATATCTGCTTCGTCTGGATGTAGTGCTTCTAGTAATTGAATAAACATGGATTCACGTTTATTTTGAGTAAGTTTCGGGTTTCCACCTTCAATATAATGAAACAATTTACGTGCCTCATATGATAGGTTAGAATGTTCTGTACCTTCTGGTGCATCATTCTTCTTATATGGAACTTCGCCTTCTGGTAGTGACCATTTAATTTTAGGATCAAAAGAAGACTTAATAATCATACGCAAAGATGAGTCATTATAATGTTTCAAGTGTGATACCTTATCCTTCTTTGATTTAATCTTTGAAAGTTTACTCAGAACTTCTGAATATAGTGGTGTGTAATTGTCTGACATCTAGAATTCTCCTATCGATTCAGTGAGGTCACTTAACCTCTTTTGTATAAAATAATTTAGTAGTTGACTACGATCTCCTGATGGTGAGTCCCTATATGTATCTAGTATCTCGCTAGATAACTCTTTTGGAGCGAAACTCAAATCAATCAACTTACGATTTCTTTGATAGTTTCGTTTCACTTCATCATTAGGTGCAACGTCATCAAAATCATGATCTATCCAAGCTGCAATCTTTTTCTTAGTCATTGGTTTCTGTCGTAGACCATCAGTAAAAGTATTGTCTGGTGATAACACATTAGGAACACCATCACTAGTATCACCTTTGAATACATGTTCTTTTATGTATCTAACAGGGTCTTCACCATTTATCATTTTTTTAGTAATAGGACTATACTGTTTCACATTAGGAAACTTCTGTAACTGAATAAAATCTTTATCACCAGATAGTATCATAATTTCCTCTGCATATTCAGAACATAATGTAGCAATAACATCATCTGCCTCTGCACCATATACCTCTACTGACTTGTATGGCATATGTATCTTAACTTCATCCTTGATGTTATTTAGACACTCAAAAATAGCATCCCAATCCTTATCATCTGTAGTCCTACCTTTTCTGCGACTGTGTTTGTACTCTGGAAAGTAATCACGCCTCCAGTAGTGTTTCGAATCAAAACAAAGAACCATCTCACCAAACTCAGATAGAAAACGTGTGCGATACATACGTAAAGAGTTAAGAACCATGTGTCGAACCATAGGTTCCTCTGGTTCAGATCCCTTGGATATATGCATTTGCATCATAATGTTTGCCATCATAATTTGACTCATATCAACTAATATCATTCTGCCACGTACATATGAGCGTTAAAACTCATACTCCTTCTCTCTCCATCTACATGAAATGGATATACGAAATGTTTCAGCCATGATGGAAATACCAACAACTTGCCCACTTCTGGTTTAAATTTAAGATTGTCACTACGAAACTCTTGGTTCTCACCAAACATAAATTCGATCAATCCACTTGCTGGATAATGATCCTTGTTATCCTCTACAATCTCATCATGCATCTTAGGGGGTAGTTTAAGATAGATCACAGCAGAGAAGTTCCCATTGTGATGATGCCAAGGATTAAACTCGCCTGCATACTGACTGACTACCCAACTCTGTGTTAGATGAATATTTTGTATAGTTGGTTTTGCATCACCAGCAATCTTCTTCCAACCGTATGCAGTATTGTTTTTAATTAATTCCTCAACATAAGATATACAGGCAGACTTCATTATATTTTTAGTGTACACTATATCATCTTCATTTGATATAGGTATCTGGATTTCTTTATGAACTTTACCTACCAGTTTATGTGACCAATCCCATTCTATGGACTTCTTATCATCACTAAGAATAGGATCAACACAATCATTGATTATATTAACAAATCGTTCTGGAACAGTAGATTCCATGATAGTAGGGGAAAAGGGCCTATGAAATTTCGGGGTCTGGTTCATTATTTATTTTCTCACTCAATTCATGAAGTACTCTTGCATCAACACTACCTTGCAATTGGTCATTTTCATCTATAGTAACTTTAGTCACAATATCCATAAGAGATATCATAGGGTGTTCTAACTCTAACTCTTTATATATAGACGCCTTGACACACTCTACTGTAAATCCCATGCTTCGGATAAATCCTTCATTATTAATATCAAAACCATTTTCTGACATAGTATGAATCATCTGAACCATTAACTCTTCAGTTAATTCCTCTGCAAAAAACAAATCTTCTTGAATTTTTGCAGTTTCATTCGGATCAGGTATTACAACTTTTCTACCCTTCTTCCAAGGGCCTTGAATTATATCTGCACCTTTCTTCATTCTTCCATTCCCTGTTCCCATACCATACCTAAGTCTGGATAGAATGTTCCAACGTCACGTTTGGGTTTCCCTATGTTTGGGCCATACCAATAGTAACCAAGAGCTACATTACGACTACGAATCTTCTTCTCTTGGTACTCACCATAAAACATAGCAGACCAATCACCATGCTTGAGATAACTCTGCATTTCTCTTACATAACCTTCATGGTCTGCAAGTCTAGCAATCGAACCTTTAATATCTTTCTTAA